CACCGTGCCCATGTAAATTGCGCCGCCTGAACCGTTATTGATACCGATATAACCGGTATTTGTGCTCAGCTGACAAGTATTTGTGTAAATTCCGTCAAAAGCATTGGCCGTTGTACCGGAAGAGCTGTTCGCGCCCGCTGTATTCTGTGTTACGGTGCGATAGTTAGCATTGAGAACGTCATTTGTACCGATGGGCAAATAGTACTCATACTGATCAGGTATCAAACCGTATACGTTCTTTTGAATGCACCAGTATTGAATACCGCGATTAGTTAAATTTGAAAGCAAATAGTAAAGCGAGTCTTTAGCCGACGCCACTTGTTCAGCGGTTAGCTCTTCGGCGAGCTTTCCCGCCCTACGAGCGCCGTGGTCAATCAGTTGTTGAACCGTTATGACCGTATTGCTAACTGTTCCGCTTGTGCTCATTACTTCCCTTTACCAATTTGGACATTTCCAACGTTTCAAGGATGCTTTGGCTCTTGGGGCGTCACCTTTGGCATGCTTGACGACCCCGCTCATTCTAGCGCAAAACGAATCTTTCCGTGAACCGCCTTCAGGCTGGGGCGCTTTCAGGTGGCTTCCGGTAGCATTATTATACTTTGCTCTACCTTTTGCGGTCAATCCTGCGCCCTGTTTTGTAGGAAGTTTTTCACCTTTACTTATTGACAAAGATACGTCCCCGCCGCTTTTCTTTTTAGCGGTTTTAGCCGCGTCTTTAAAAGCCTGAGCCGTCGGAGCGCCTTTTGACCCCACTTTACGCATATGTTCACCTGAACCGTGGGCAATACGCTCTTGTTTAGCATGAATGTTTGCGTAAAGCCCGCCGCCGTCAGCTTTTTTATTTCTTTGGGCTTCACGTTTGACTGAATAAGCAATGGCTACGGCTTGTTTCTGGGGCTTGCCCGCATGAATTTCAGCTGAAACATTCTCGTTGAACGCTTTTTTGGAGGTGCTTTTCTTTAAAGGCATGATTAGCTTCCTGTTCCGGTTACAGCGTTTGAATTTTGAATCAAAATACCAATCGCATTGTAAGAAGCAATCAGTGGACCACCACTGCTCGACTTGTACAAATATTGTATGTCGGTTTTTTCAGCAACCCTACGAGGGGCAGCTGTATAATCAAGTTCAATTTGTTGAACATACGTTTGTTCTGACGAAATTTTTGTGACGCCAGTCGTATTGTCATATTGTTGAACTTGAAAGTTGATCCAAGAACCGTTAGTGAACCCGATGTTTGCAGTTTTTAAACTTCTTAAAGTGTAAAACGTATAACCAGCGGGTACGGTGTAAATGGAAGCTTGGTTTTGTCCCGTGCCCGCATTGATTTGAGCAAGAAGGGTGGAGCCTTGTTTGAAGCTGATGTTGCCAACATTCAAACCATTCGTGCAAGTTACCCCATTGATTCTTAAATAAGAATTGACAGAAGTAACAGTCGTAGTTCCATTCAGCGCAATTACTTCGCTAAGAGTATTGAAATTTGAATCGAGACCGTTTATTTGAACACTTAGAGCTGAAGTGTCTGAGGCTGATGAGCTCACGATGCTCAACTGAGCTGCTGTGCTGGGGAAAGGATACAAACCTCCACTTTGAGTTAAGCCTTCCCAAGCTGGACCAAAAGCAGTGTTCGCGAGTTGATTTGTCCAACCGTAAATGATAATGTTTGAGTGTCCAGCGATTTGACCACGAGCAACCTGAAGCTCCCAAGGTTCATACGCGCCACCGCGAGTCACTGACGAAACAATTCCGTTGCTCATTTTAATCCTTGAAAAAAGGGGGAGGAGTTACCTCCCCCAATGGCTTCTGCAAAGAATTAATAGTTACACTTTCCGCCCGCTTTTTTGTGGGTGGAGATTTTAGATGTAACATGACCGCCGTGCTTCATATGGCCGTGGCCATGTTCAGCGTGCGTACCGCCACCGGCTCCAACGTGCTTGTGGCCATGAGCGTCGCCCCCGTGCATTTTGTGCATATGAACGTGCCCACCTTCAGCTTTATGGTGCTTGTGGTGTTCAGCGTGGCCGTGATGAGTTACGTGGCCGCCCTTTTTGTAACCGGCAGGGTCTTGATGAATAGACTTTGTACCGCCCTTTTTAGTAGGCATGTGCTCGCCGTCTTTCATATCGCTGACGTAACGGCTGGCTACGCTGTCAGAAACAGTTCCGCCTTTAGCATATTTATGAATTTTGCCGCCGTGCTTGTAACCCACGCCTTCAACGCCACCGGTCTTGGTGCTTAAAGATTTGGTTTGCTTAGCGCCTACCACTTTATCTTTAACATCGATTTTAGGTTTCAAAGCGCTACGAGCTTCAAAACTGTCAATCTTACCACCTTCAGCTTTGTGCATCATGTGATGAGCCTTGCCACCCTTTTTCAATTGAGCCCCGCCTTTGGTGTCCATAGGCATAGTGCCGCCGGCAGCCATGTGGTGCTTTTTGTGGGCGTGACCGCCTTTGCGGTAACCAGGACCTTCAATCGCACCGGTAGTACCCTTGTGATGTGGGCCGCCTTCAGCAAGAACGCCTCCAGGAGTAGGGTCATAAACTTTACCGCCCTTTTTCAAACCGGCGTGGGCCAAATGTGCGGCTTGCTTCTCGTGGTGCTTGAGCTCTTTCTCAATTTTATGCATCTCGTGCATCTCAGCTTTTTCATGAGCTTTTGACTCGCCACCTTCTGCTTTACCGCCTTTTTTACGCATAACGGGCGCAGCCATGGGCATCGCCGCTGGGCGACGCATCATAGCAGGAGCCGGTCTAGCCATCATAGGGTTACCCCCCATGGCCATGTGCTTCTTATGCGCGTGACCGCCTCTCTTCATCCCGTGGCCGACTTCGTCAGCGGAGGGCTCAGTTGTCATTTCTTTAGGCTCACGGCCAAATGATGATTTTGCCATTTTTAAGCTCCTTTAAGCTTGGGTGATGCCGAGCAAACCTGTTGCCGTAGCATTAGGACCGACTTGAATTGCTGTCATACCCATTGTCAACACTAAGCGGGCTAAACCGTTCAGCGTGCCAGCGGGAGCGTAAGTTCCACGCACATCAGGGGTAACTGAAGTTGAAGTGAACTGGGGAACAATCGACGCAGCTGACGCAGTGTAAGAGCCCGTAGCGTTGATGAAAGTGCCGGCCAAATAGTTGGCTTGTGAGCTTGACAGCTTGCCGGTTGTGCCACTGACCTTAGTCCACCAGTAGTTTGTACCGGTAGAGTAGCCAGTGGGGGGCGTGCCCGTAACTTGAACAATCGTACCGCTCTCAGGCGCATAACCGACGGTCAAAACGCCAGGAGAGGCGATAGTCCAGCCGGTGACAGCTTGAGTGTTGTAGTTTGTAGTATTGCTATAATAACCGAGCAACAATGTTCCTGAATCATTTGACAAAGATCCTGAGAAACGGTTGCTCAAAATGTAAGCAAAGTCACTGATACGTGCGGGCAAACCCAAAATTCCAGTTGTATCAACAGAAACCGCAACAGTCGTAGCGGCTGAAAACGCAACTGAATAAACTTGGAAAAACGCTTTGCGACCATTGGTCGTTGTAGACGCCACAGTACCTGACTGGATAATCTCAGTCATAGGTTGACCATAATAATCATAGCCTGTGATTGTGATCACTGAGTTTGTAGGTGAACCGCTGGCGGTTGTAACGGAAACAGCACGGGGGTAATCAAATTGAATTACCGTGGTTCCGTCTGTACGGATTACGCGAGTAGTTCCTGCCGCTGCGGAAGCCGCTGCTAAGGAAGTGCCGCTGTAAGTAGTTGCGCCGGTTGGGGTTTGAGCTGCTAAAACCGCTGCAGTCGTTGCGACCGCAGGAGTTGTATCATACAAAAACGTACGACCCATTGGGCCGAAACCAACTGACATTGGTGAGGGGTTACCTAAAGCACTGTTTGTGTTAGTGCCGACGTAAGATTGGGCTGACCCTAGGAAAAGGTCGTCTGAAAATTGAGGCATTTTGTCTGCTCCATGAAAAGTATGACAACATAAAACGGGGGATTAAGGCCCCCCCGTAAAGCCTTCCGGAAATTAGGCTCCAGGAGTACCAAACATCGCGCGTGGATCAGTCCAGTTAGGGATGTAACGCTCTGTGGCTTTGTAGCGCATAGAGTCAGTTTCAAAATCGCCTTCCATGGTCTTCTCAAGAGCACGACGCATCATCAACTTCATACCTTCGGGGGCATCGGTCTGAACCCACCAGTTAGTAGCTGAAGTCAAACGGCTGATAACGCTAGCGCCTTCAGGCAACAAACCAATTGATTTAATTGGGTTGATGTCGTTGTTGGCGGTACCGGTGCGGAGAACTGATTTCAACAGAACTTCGGCTTGGAACACGTTACCAGGAGCAACCACGAGTTTCAAAGGCTGCAAACGGATCTTTTTACCGTTGTTGTCAACGGCTTGGCGGATCTGGATGAGCATTTGCTCGAGGGAGGTTTGGCTCAAAGCTGCGGCAGTGTTCAACTGATTGCTGAACGTACCGGAAGCAATGGGGTGAGCGGTGTTGATCAAAGATACACCGTCGCCGCCCACGTATGAGCTGTTGAACGCACGGTTCAGGATGTTAGCGCAAAGCAGTTCTTTAGTTTCCACCAAAGACTGAGCTAAGTGCTTAGCATACACTTGACCGATACGGATGTGGTCGCCATCTTCAACCAAAACTTTGGTCAATGCAAAAGCAAGACCGTAGACTTGGTAAACATAGCGCTGTAAGAAGAGCACACCACCTTGTTGATAGGTAACGGGGCTGCCATCAGGTAACTGAGGCGCGGCTCCGAAACCGTACAAAACGGGTTCTTCATGGTAGTTGCGGGGAATACCGGATTGTTCACGGAAAACCGTTGACCATTCATCGGCACGTTGATCATAGACTCCATCGAAGGCTTCATTGAGAATTGGCTCAACAATACTTCTAAAGTCCGTACTGCGCATTGGGGCTGCCATTGTGCTATCCTTTCGTTAATTAAGCAATCGCGGTGTAAGCACCGTAGAATTGCGTTACTGCTAACTGGACGCGCACGATTGTGTATGCATCCCCCCATGCGTTGTCGGCGTAAGGCGCCAAATCAACAACACGCATTTGGCCTTGAACGCTATTACCCACACCGGTAGTGTTCAAAGTGGCTTGAGACAAACCGGTTGTAGTTGAACCCGCAGCGATGTTAGCCACTGTGAAGTTGTACTCATTACCGATTGAAGTCTGGGCCATAGAACCGTCGGCTTGAATTTCGTAAACGATGTTGAGGTCGTTGTAGAAATAAGCGACGCAAGAGCCAGTGATGTAAGTCGTAGAAGCGGGCCAGTAATTTGACACGCGGCGACGACCGGTCGAATCTGTCCACTCAACCCCTTGGAATGAACCAGTGACGGGGTAAGAAGCGGCAGAAGCGCCTGCTGAAGGGGCAGTGGCCACAACAATAGTGCCGGCTGAGGCATTATAAATTACGGGCTGACCCTTGAGAATGTTCGAGCTATAGCCCGAAGCAATACCGCCGGCAATCGCCTGAGCACGTTCAAGACCCGTAGGAAAGAACGCAGGACGAAGGCCAAACGGAGCTGATGTTGCTGACATAAGTAACTCCTTTGATTAAAAACCCTATGAGAACATAGGAAGTTTTGCAGTTTGGTCGAAATCCATGCCTCCGCCTTCAACTGTTACCAAGGGTTTACCGCGACTATCTCTAGCGCTCAGTAACGACTCTTGTTGGACTTTGATCTTTTCTTGCTCATCAATCGGAGCATAATGGTGGATCTCAGTCATGTATTCTTGATACAAGTCCATAGGGATTTTGTAAAGAACCATTTCATTGCAAGCCACAAAACCGGCCATCTCGCCAGATTTCACTCGGTAGTTTTCAAAGCCTTGAATTTCTTCGGCTTTCACTGGAGTGTAGCCCATGCGCATGCGCTTGTGGATTGGGTCGTATTGGTTGGTGGTTGAAAGCCAACATGGGTGAAATCCTGGGATTTCGGGAGGGGTCGGAAGTGCTTCTTGTTGCCACTCCGAGCGGAACATCTTACGACGCTCCTCGGATAATGCGAAATTTTTCTCAGGCGCTTGACGTGAGTCGTCTTCACGAGCACGGCTTTCACGCCCCGCATTAACATTCTTTTTTAAACGGTCATCCATAATTAACTCCTTGCATTTTTGTTAGCACGATCCCACATGGCGTATTTCTCAGTTGCTTTGCGACGCAACTCAGGGTTATCCCACAAGCCAGCTTCTTTCATAGCGGCAACACGATCGGGACTGAGCCTGAACTCAGTTCCTCTTGTGCTAGCTATTGATTCTCTGCCTGAACTTGCCACCATAGACCTCGGACGTTGATTACGGACGGTTGTGTCATTATAAACTCCTTTTTTCTTTTCAGGCAAGTACCTTGCTAACCTGTTGTCGAGTTCTTCCCAATATTCTTCAGTTTTTGGGTCCCAACCCTCTTCGGTCAGCTTGCGATCGATGCGCGAGGCGATCTCGCTGTCAAGATCTTTGCCTTGGGGGTCGTACCAAGGATTGTCTTCCATCCACTCAGCAGCATAACGCTTGACCACGGGGTCGCCTTGATCAATATTGCGCGGTTGAGAGACGTTTTTAGTAGCGGTGTCCTTAACATTCTGAAGTGTCTCGAGTTTACGCTTGGCGTCAAACCAGAGTTCCTGAGCTTTTGTTAATTCGTCACCGTTTTGATGATTCACTGAGTCACGCATCTTCATTTTTGCGTACTCAACCTGAACGGCAGCGTCCTCAATCGCTTTGTCCATGCGAGCGAGCTCAGCGCCGGAGGTTTTTTGCTCCATAATTGCTACGCGTTCAGCCAATTGTTGGTTTTGCTTCTTCAGCGCAGCAATCAAATGGTTAGATTCTTTAGCTTTTTCACGGTGGAGCTGCTTTTTGAGCTGACGTTCTTCACGACGAGCCTCACGAATGGCCAGTCTATCAGGGTCTACGTCACCTTGATCAGCAGGGTCACCGGCTTCTTCAAAAATTTGAGCGAGATTTTCACTCTCTTTGTCTAAATTTTCAGAAGGAGTAGTCAGCTGAACCGACGCACTACCGTCTTGCTGCTCTTCGATCTGTAATTCTAATTTTTCAGTTGCATTCATACAGTTTTCCTTTCAAAACTTTAGATAAACGCTTTAATATCACGGGGGTCGCCCGTAACCTTGCCTATGAGTTCATGATCGTTGAAGAACGTGAACAAGGCTTTCCCATTGGCCCCGCTGGCGTCAGTGAAATCAATCTCCCAGCGGTCTCCGCCCCACTTGGGTACGCGGACATAGTCACCCACCTGAGCCCAAGAACCTTCAGGCCAAGGCTCC